TCAATGGAGTAAAGAAGCAACAGTAACTTTAACACCTAATTATAGTACATCTCCTGATGGTACTAATAACGCAACTAGAGTACAGTTAGATGCTGATGATAGTATATATTTAAGTAGTTTAGGTTCTAGTAAGGCTTTTAGTATATATGTAAAAGGTGTTGCAGGAGAAACAATTAGAATATCAAATGGAGTTGCTACTAACTTTACTCTAACGGGTAATTGGGATAGATTACAAGTTTATGACACTTCGGGAAGTAGTACGTTAATTGGTGTAAACACATACAGTAGTGTAACTGCAAGAGATATTCAAGTATGGGGCGCACAACTAGAAGATTCTTATCCAACTTCTTATATAAAAACATCAGGTTCAACAGTAACTAGAAATCAAGAAACATACGAAAAGACAGGAATTAGTGATAAGATAGGACAAACAGAAGGAACATTCTTTATAGAATTATCTAAACCTGTACTTGAACCTGATGGTTACTATTTAATCAGTTTAAATAATGCTGCTTCTAATTCTGATTCTAATAGTGTAACAATAGGTTTTGATGATGCTGACGATAATTTTAATATAAGATTAAAAGCAAGTGGAATAAATGCTTTTCTTGACAACATTACATCATCTTTGGCGAATACTTTTTACAAAATAGCAGTAGCATACAAAAGCGGACAGAGTAAAATTTACATAAATGGTAGTCCTATTAATCCTAATCACGGTAGTCTTTCGAATACTTTTACCTTTGCTGTAACTTTAGATAATTTATCTTTTGATTATAATGGTAATGGTACTTTGCCTTTTCGTGGTAATGTTAAACAACTACAAGTATTTAAAACAGCATTATCAGACTCAGAATTAGCAGCACTAACATCATAAATAAACAAGGGTAACAATTACACACATAAAAACAACAAAAGTAAATAAAATGAATATATATAAATTACAATACGACACAAAAGCAGAAGGAGATGCAGACTTACTTGCTAAAGGTACTTATGAAGTAGTAACTGAAGAAGGAGTAAGTCAAGACCTTTACATTAATGGTACTCAAGCAATAGTTTACATAGGTAAAATAGTAGAGATACCTGCTACTTATGATGATGAAGGACACGAGTTAACACCACCTGTTTACTATGATGGAGTATTCTATGACTTAATGACTAAGGAAGAATATGACTTTGGAATTAATGAAATATTTCCAAAAGATTGCGTACATTCGTTTTTAGGTTATGCAAGAAATGCAGAAGGAACTGATGTTGAGCCTGATGCTGAATCTGATGTAATAATTGAATAATTAATTAAAATAAATAAAATGAAAAAGTTTTTAGAAAAATTCCTTATTGGACAAATGGTAAAAAGTAAAAAGTTTTGGTATGCTATATCTTCGGTTGTAGTTCCTGCTCTAGTTACATACTTAGGGGTAGATGAAGCTACTGCAACTAATCTTTACTATGCTATTTTAACACTAATATTAGGTCAGGGAATTGCTGATGTAGCAAAATCACAAAAATAACACTTGTTATTTAAAATAATTTACTATTTTTACAGTCCTTTCTTGAGTGTTTTCAAGTTGGATAGTTAGTAGTTAAGGGTGAGAGGTTAATAACTTCTCACTCTTTTTTTTTATAAGATTGTTTTTTTATTAAATTTGAATATGAAAAATTACGGAAGAAGATTAAGACTATCTGTAGACGAGGAAAACCTTATCTATAAATACAGAGCAAATTCAGTAGACAATATAAATGATAATACAGCACTAGATACACACCTATCAGAAAGAGGTATAGATAAAAAAGATGTAGTGTCTGTTAAGCATTGGCAATCAGCTAGTGGAGAATACAGATTCTCTATAGTAACAAAAGATGATTGTGGATTAGATGAAAATCAAATATTTGACAATGTAAATAAATTTATAGAAGGATATTCTCCTGATTATAAAGAGATAAAAAGAAAACAAGGAACACATCTTTTAGTTATAAACCCTGCAGATATTCATATAGGAAAGTATGCTAATGAATTAGAAACAGGAGAAGCTTATGACTGTGAAACTGCTGTTATGAGGGTTTTAGAGGGTGTACAAGGACTTATAGATAAATCTAAAGGTTTTGATGTAGACAGAGTTTTATTTTGCATTGGTAATGACGTTTTACATATAGACAATGTATATAATACTACAACCAAAGGAACGCATCAAGATACTGATGGTAAGTGGTGGGAGCATTATGAGATTGCTTTAATGTTATATGTTAAGGTAATAGAGATGTTAAGAGAGATAGCTCCTGTAGACGTTTTACATTCTATGAGTAATCACGATTACCAAAGTGGATTTCATTTAGCACATACGTTAAAATCTTGGTTTAGAAAAGCTAATGATGTTAAGTTTGATATTTCAGTTGCAAATAGAAAATATTATCAATATGGTAAGAATCTTATAGGATTAGAACACGGAGATGGTGCTAAGATGGATAAATTACCCTTGTTGATGGCACAAGAGAAACCATTACTCTGGTCTGAAACTACTCATAGATATTGGTATTTACATCATATACATCATAAGGTAAAACATAAATGGCTAGATGCTAAAGATTTTATAGGTGTAACTGTAGAATATATGAGAAGTCCTTCTGCTGCTGATAGTTGGCACTCAAGAAAAGGATTTTGTGGTGCGCCAAAAGCTTGTGAAGCATTTTTACACGAAAGAGAAAGTGGACAGGTGGCTAGACTAACACATTATTTTTAATGTTAGTAATCATATGGCCTTCATAAATTAAACCCTTTAATAACCCTTTGTATAGGGTATTCTATACGCTTAAAGATAAAGACAAAGATAAAGATAAAGCTAAAGACTAGGTTAAATATAAAAGAACTTATATATTATTTGTAAAAAACATTGTAAATATTTTGGTAGTTTAAAAAATAGTTGTATCTTTGCATAGAATTTAAGACAGACTAACTACTAACTAAACTCAAAACACAATGTCAAAAAACTTAACAAGCCCTTGTTGTAATTCAACATACGAAGAAGATGAAGTAAGCTACTGCTGTGAAGCACAAATATCAGAGAGTGGAATATGCTATGAATGTAAAGAACATACAGAACCTGAGGGTTATATATGTGATGAATGTGAGGATTGGTTTGAGACTCCTGAAGAAGAAACATATAATTGTGGCTTCTGTGGTGATGAGATAGATGACGACACGAGATATTGTTCGAGAGATTGTTCTGTTGCAGATAATTCAGAAAGAGTATAAGTATAACTAAACTATTTTAAAATGAAGAAAACACAAACGAGTGATATTCTACAACACTTAAAAGATGGTAGGAGACTAACACAGAAAGAAGCTATTAACGAATATGGTGCTTATAGATTGTCAGGCATTATATACTCACTAAGAAGAAAAGGTCATAACATAGAGTCAAAGCCCTTAAATGTACCAACTAGGTATAAAAATTCAAATGGGACTTTAAGACAAGCAAACATAGTAGAGTATAAATTAAATCAAGTAAATCACTAAAATAAATTAAAATGAAAAAAGTTGAAAACACGAATGAAGTAAAAGAAACAAAAGAAGAAACTCTAAAAAGATTATTCTTAGATAACGGATTAGTTAAAGAAGATGTTTACAAAGACAAAAGAGGATTTGTAATTATCACAAGAACAGGCATAGACAAGATTGTGTCTAAACAAAACATACAAGTAGCCTATGAACCTGTAATGATGACACCTGAATGGGTAGTTCTAAGAGCAACTGCAAGTATGAGAATAGGTGATGGAGAGCACGACGTAAGAAATGTAATGACATTTGGAGAAGCGTCAGATGCTAATCTAATGGGAGGTGGTAAGAAGTTTCCTGTTGCTATGGCAGAAAAGAGAGCTATGAGTAGAGCTGTATTAAAGCTATCAGGATTCTATGAGCAAGGAGTGTTTGGTCAAGATGAAATTGTAGACTAATGGATTGGATGGACGAGGTTCTTGATGGAAAGCCATTAGAAACAGAAATATGGAAATTAAATTACATTGAGAACCTCCTGCATTTCACATCAATAACTGACTCAGAAAAAGAAAATATAATAGAATCTTTAGGTGATTTAGATGATGATGAAGCAGATGAAATTATTAAGCATATAAAAGAACACGAAATACATTTAGACCCTAAGCATCAGTATGAAGCTATGAGAAAAAATGGAATGTTTAACATTAAAGAATATTAAAATGAAAAATGATTATGAAAAAGTAAGAACTTCAAGAAATGAGCTTGAAGCAATCCTAAGAATAAGAGGTATATCTAAACAAAGGTTTGGTAGGATATTAAATATTAAAGGTTCAACGATAGAAAAATATTTAGATAACCCTTATCACTTAAGGTACTACCAAATGCAAAGACTAGCACAATTTTTAAATATACACGTCAAAGATATTATAGACATTATAGAGGTAGATTTAAAAGATGAGGTTATTATAGTTGAAGGAGAAGAAAACTTTAAAGGTGTAGAGTCAATAAAAGGAGTAAGTTATAATGAGTAGGTATAAACTAGAATTAACTCAAGAAAGACACGATAAAATTAAATCTGAAATAAGCAAAAGATATAATTTAGAGTGGTACAGAATCGAATCAAAGTCAAGAGTTAGAGAAGTGGTAGATGCAAGAAGGCTTTATTGTGGTTTGCTTAAAAATACTTTTGGTCTTAATAATTCTAAAATAGCAAAAATTATTAATAAACATCACGCAACTGTTTTGCATAATATAAATCAACACGATATATTTGTGGGTATATTAAAGTCTTATAAGAAGAATTTTAACGAAATAGAATCATTACTTGTAGAAGATGACAACTATTATATACACGAAATACTTAGCGTAGAAAGAAAGATGGATGCTTTGTCAGAGAGATTAGAGCAATTAATAGAAAGAAAAAACAATTATAAATTAAAAATTCAAAAAAATGTCAGAAAAAAATTATGTAGCAAGTAGTATAAAAAAAGTTACTACACAGTATGGAGAATTATTTAATGCAAGTTTTAAAGTAGAAGATTTGCAGAAACTATCTAAAAGAGGTTGGGTCAATATTACAATCGCAGAAAGGAGAGAGCCATCTGAAAAAGGAGCTACTCACTATGCTTATGAGAATACTTATGAGCCACCAAAAGAGGTAACAGTAGACAAGCCTAAACAGGATGATGACTTGCCTTTCTAAATAATATTATAATAACTACTAAATTATTTGGTAGTTCTAAATATTATTCGTATCTTTGTCATAGATTTGGGAGGAAGTACAAAGGTCAGGTTAATTCTTGAGCCTCCCATTTCTTTTACAACTAACTATTCACTAAAACACAAAACGCTTATGAACAAACTTTTATTAGGTAGGAAAAAATTATTAATTGATATATTATCAGTTCAAACCACAAGTGGTAATGAATTTGATATGATATCTTATATCCATAAATTCTGCAGGGAAAATGCTCCTGATGCAGAGGTTGTTATTAAAGATAGCAACATATATGTAACCAAAGGTACAGCAGATGTATATCCTTGTATGGTTGCGCACACAGATACAGTACACGACATACATAAATTTTATAAAGTATTTGATGATGATAACTGCTTATTTGCATTTAACTCTGAGTCAGGTAAACAAGTAGGTGTAGGTGGTGATGACAAGGTAGGTATATGGTTAGCACTTGAGATGCTAATTGCTAAAGACAATATTAAATGTGCGTTCTTTCACTCTGAAGAAGTAGGGTGTGTAGGTAGTAGAGCTGCAGATATGGATTGGTTTAAAGATGTAGGGTATTGCCTACAGGGCGATAGGAGAGGTTCTAAGGACTTTGTAAACAATATATCAGGTAAACTATTCAGCAAAGCATTTAGCAAGAGTATAGCTCCTATATTAAGTAAGTATGGTTACGCAGAAACATCAGGTGCAATAACAGATGTAGGCCAATTAGCAGAGAATGGTATTGGTGTATGTGTAGCTAATATGAGTTGTGGTTATTATGCACCTCATTCAGACGAGGAGATTGTAGAGTTTTATGATGCAAACAACTGCTTGAATATGGTTGATAAGATAATCAATGAGTTAGGTTGTAATAAGTACGAGTACCAGCAACAAAAGCAAAGTTGGAATGATTATGATTGGGGTGACTTTAATGGTGCTAAGAAAGACTATTGGTATGCTGATGATATGGACGACTCAGAGGTTGTAGTTGATGAGTATGGTAATGAGACTTGTTATTACTGTGGATTTAACAGCTTAACAGAAAGCAAGTTTGATGGCTATAAGTTTTGTCCTGATTGTAACAGCGATATAGTTCTATTAGAAAGTGAAGATGATGATTCTAATGATATTGAATATGAAGATGTATCAGATAATTATGATGGCTCAATGAAGCATAGAGCATTAGTAAACAAGTATTTAACTAGCTACGCAAAAAAATAAATAGATATGGCAAAGAGAATGACAGACACAGAAAAATGGAAAAAAGGTTTTTTTAGAGAACTACTGCCTAAACACAAACTATTATGGTTATACATATTAGATGATTGTAATCACGCAGGGATATGGGATGTAGATATTGAAGTAGCATCCATAAGAATAGGAAGTAAGGTTAGTTTAAAGGAAGCTTCAAAAGTATTCGCAAGTCAAATTAAAATATTTGACAAAGGTAATAAATGGTTTATACCTAAGTTTATCGACTTTCAGTATGGAACATTAAATGAAAACTCAAGAGTACATCAATCAGTTATTAAAATTTTAGACAAGTATGATGTATATAATATAGAAGGGATTAGTCCTGTTGATGTTGCAGGATTTGAGGGCGAAATAAAGAAGCCTGTTATAAAAAGATTTGTAGAGCCTACAGTAGATGAAGTGTATGAATACTGCACAGATAGAAAAAATAAAGTATGCCCTGATAAGTTCCATAGCTATTACACTAGCAACGGATGGAGAGTTGGAAGGAATAAGATGAAAGATTGGAAAGGAGCTGTAAGGCATTGGGAATCAAATACACCTCAAGACAAGACAGGTAGAAAACAATTAGCTAATAAAGATTATAATAAATTTTAATATGAGAACACTAGAAGAAACATTAAGACACGCATCACACATAAAAGTAAGGGGATATAAGAGGTATTCATTTGGAACATTTGATGAGTGCAAAGCATTATTTAAAGAAGCTTTTATGCTTGTAGACAAAACTATTACAGAGTATAAACACCTACCAGAATATGATGAGGTAATCAGTTGGTTATCAGACAGTAAGGGTAAGGGATTGTTTTTGATAGGAAACTGTGGTAGAGGTAAGTCAGTTATACTTACAGGAGTTCTGCCACTAATCTTTAACGCTAAGAAGGGTAAGATACTTAAGCCTATAGCATCTAGGAAGCTTCATCAGGTTACAGAGTACAAAAGCCCATTTATTGTTATAGATGACATAGGAACTGAGGAAATAGTAAATGACTATGGAACCAAGATAGATGCAGTAGAAAACGCAATATTTGAAGCTGAAGATGATTTAAAGATGCTTTTATTAACATCTAATCTTGATGCTAGTTCTATAAAAGAAAGATATGGAGAAAGAATATATGACAGGATTAAAAGACTTTGTAAGGTTGTATTTATGAAGGGAGATAGCTTAAGAAAATGAAGATATTAACAGTCATATGGGGAATAGTTATAATATTTTGTATATTAGAAGCCTATTTTTGTACTAAATTTACCGATAATCAATAAGAAATAAAATGACAAACATAATATTATTTATAATAGTTTTTTTCTGTACTTATATTTTAGCTTTAATGATTGTAGAAGCAAGAATAAAAGACAGAGAAAATGAAAAGTTAATGAACAACATTAAGAAGCACGAAACTAGAACAGGAGCTTTAGAAAACGATAGAATAAATGAAAGACCATAGAATACCACACTACTACATTGGAAGCAATGGATATGAAGCAAGGAAGGTTGTGTCAGGATTTGATTTATCCTACAATGTGGGTACTGCAGTAACTTATTTATTAAGAGCAGAAAAAAAACACGCAACACCTGTGGAGTGTATTACAAAAGCAATAGCTCACCTAGAGTTTGAATTAGAAAAGATTGAAGAATTAAAAAACAAATAAGATGGGATATTTAGCACACTTAAAAAGAAACAATCATTGCAGTTCTTGCAGATGGGTTGTCAAGTATAATTCTGATGATATAATCAGAGAGATAAAGCTTGTTTATGAGCCATCAGAATATAGCAAGTCTAACGCTAAGAAGTATGGAAACAAAGCAAGAAAACTCCATACAAGAGAGCAAGTTATAGCAGCTTTAGAATGGGACAAAGAGAAAAGGAATGTCTAAGCCTATCTATAGGGTTATCATAGAGTATGGATACAGAAAGAAAGGCTCAATGAGACAGTATAAATACAAATTAATTGATACATTTGTAAACACTGATGATGTTGAATTAATAAGTAAGGACACAGAGGTTAAGTCAAAGATAATCAGGAAGTTAAAGGCAGGAAAAAAAGAGATGGATATTATTTATAAAAGCATATATATTGAAGGTCAATATGGAAACACTAGTCATTAAAAATTAAACATATGGAAGTTATATTATTTGTAGTTGTTGCACTTTATTCAATATTCTTAAACATAAGAATAAGAGAAACACAAGAGGAGGTTCTTGATTTAAACTTACAGCTTAATGAGTTAGATATAAGTTGTGGTAATAGAATACTGAGTATAAATAAAGATATTAAAAAATTATCTAAAACTAAAAAAGTTGAGAAATCAAGAAGAAGAAGTACAAAAAGGAGTAGTAAAGTATCTTAAGATGCGATACCCTAAGGCTAAGTATTGTGCTAGTTTAGGTGGCATAAGAACATCTTATAAACAAGCAGTCAAGGCTAAGGCTACAGGATATGTAAAAGGATTTCCTGACCTACAAATATGTGTGCCAATGGAGAGGGGGACACCCACAGATGAGGGGGGTGGGGTATATCACGGATTATTCCTAGAAATAAAGAAGGATAAAAAATCTTACCCAACTAAAGAACAAAAAGAATGGATAGCATATTTGAATGAGCAAGGCTATTGTGCTAGGGTTACTAAAGGGTTAGATGAGAGTATAGAAGTTATTGATAACTATTTTAATAAAACAATATGAGTATAAGTATATACGATAGAAAAGATATGAGAGGTGGAGGATATTCAAAGCGTAAGTTTACCTATAAAGAAGCAGAGATGCTAAGAGATGAGTATAAGACAGGTACGTTTACACAAGCACAGTTAGCAGTTAAGTATCGTGTAAGCCAATCATTAATAAATAAGATACTAAGGTTTAAAACCTATGTAAAAGTATAGAGGAAAGTTTGTGTGTGTTTCTAGTTGAAAAGAGTCAAGGAATTAATTTTTCTTGGCTTTTTTTTATTTTATTTTTTTTATTTTTTTTTTTTTACAATTTTAAATTTCTGCCCTGAAACTGCTCGGCCTGTTGAAACTGCTAGGCCTGTTGAAACTGCCTGGCCTGTTGGTAAGAGGGTATAGTGATTTGTTAGTTACTTTTT